TAGTCGTAGTGGTGGTTGTGGTGGTTGTCGTGGTCGTACTAGTAGCCATCCCGAATCCTCAGACTACGGTGTAGTAGTCGTAGTAGTCGTAGAAGTAGTTAGGTAGACTGCATCCCAACTCTCGAATAGCACCTGGTTGCCTACCCTGGCATAGATACCAGAAGTTGTCAGTCTGACTTCACCATCAGCCATATCGGAGACTTCAGCAGGCGTAGTGCCATCCAGCTTCACTTGTCTTGATCGTAATCTTGACATAGTTTGTCTCCTTTAATCATACATTATACGCGGTGTGCCAAACTGATCTGCAACCTGCCGAGGAGTAGTACTACCGCCAGTACTTCCACTCACTGTACGAGTGGCTGTTGGCAAGTAGTATTCGACAACCATATTTTCTCCGGACGCGGGTGCATCTTCACCGGTTAGCGTAAATGTCCTATGGTTAGCACCTTCGGTAAAGTCTGAACCGGGGGTAAGGCGCAAACCATTAATCCACACACTGAGCGTACCGCTCATAAAAGTGTCAGGGACAGTGAAGGTAACCGTACTACCATCAAGACTTCCAGATAAATCTACAGTCTTGGGTAAACTTGTCCGTGTGGTCATTTAAATAACCCTCGCTGGTTACGCTAGATTTATTTCAATCTGCTCTTCGTCGGAGTCGACCACCGCTGTGATACCACCAACCTTATTGAGCTTCTGCTCTAAGGCTGTAAGAACTGTTTTACGAGCAGCACCTGCTTTCTCGAGTTCGATAGCACGGCTGAGAAACTCAGCTGTGTGGGTCTTATCACGTAATTGATCTCGAACACCTCGAACACCTTCCTTAAGGAGTTCTTCAGCGCTCATCTCTTGGGTAGCTACTCTAGTATCCTCTTGACCCTTCGGTTCTGGAGCAGTCTTCTCTTCGACCTTGGCTTTCTTAGCATTAGGATCTTCCACCTGCATAATATTCTTCAGCTCAAGGCCGGCGTTGACGATTTGTTTACAGAACTTGTTAAGGCCCTTATAGTCAACTTCGACTGGTCCTGGTTTCTGGAAGGTCAAGTGAACAATCAGTTTCCTGGTCAACGGGTCAACCAGCGACCAAAAAGCAGATCTTGGTGTCAGTTTAATGAACATGACGCTCCTTTCTCTTTACCATCGACGAGCTTTAAGACTTTTGAGATGCTCCTTGCGAAGCTCCTCTTCTCTTTCTAGCTGTCTGCGACGTATCGCTTGCCTTTTCTTGTTATGCCTTTTTTGAGAAGGCTTCATAAAGGCACGACGCTCAAGCACTTGCTTGATGAGTCCTTCTTTCTCCACAAGCTTTCTGAACTTCTTGACTGCGGCTTCGAAAGATCTAAACTCTCCAACATTTACACTGAGGGGTTTGAACTTTTCAAGATGAGTGTTATCCAAATCCAGAGACATTAATCACCTCAATTCTATGGAGCACTTGTAGTGGTTGTAGTTGTCGTAGTCGTAGTTGTAGAAGTTGTAGTCGCATTAAAGACTGCTTGTGCCTCCGGGAGTTCTACCGTGACCATGTGGCGCATTGACCAATCATCACTTGGTGTAGCTCCAAGAGCCTGCAAGCGTGCCTTAAACCGTGCTTTACTCCAGTCGGTTTCGTCGCTAAAACCGTCCATGAGCGAAAGCTGGTCGTGGAGGTACTTCTTACTTAAGTCTAATGCCATATCACGATCTCCCAGTTATATTCCTGCTGGAACTGCTCCGAGGAACAGTTTACCAAGAAAGCCTGCAACATGTGTCCACCCGAGTGAAGGTGCAAGAGCTGCCCCAAGGAGTGCTGCTAGAACACATCCTATAATTAAGGCCTTTTGCAGCTTCTTAAATTTCTTGTCTTGGCAATCACGGCACGCACTGCACTCTTCAGCGTGAGATAGCCACGCTTTTGCACGGGCTTGATCCACGTCTTCCACACTCTTCTTCACACCATTTATGCAGCCAGCAAGTTTGTCAAACTTCGAGTCCAGATATTTCTGGTGCTCGCGGTGCCAGGTCTCAAACGTATCCTTACTCAGTGGTTCAGCCATTAGTCAATCCGTTTAGATACAGCCCTGGCCCTAAGGCCAGGGCTGCACTATATTCGGAATTCAGCTTTAGCTGATCGCGGTTGTCGGATCGATGTCGGCTATGCTACCAGCGATATCCATAGTAGCTCTGGCTGGCAGAACCACATGGTTAGGCCGTACGTAGACGTTCTTGAGAACACCAATTGCCTGGCCTTCATTCAGGATCGCAATGGCATACCGTTCCCTAATCTTGATCTTGCGGATGTCGCGTGCAGGATCATCAAACTCTTCTGTCATGGGCTCTTCGTCCACGATCAATGCACCAAGGTTGGCGCTATCGAAGATCATGATGTCCGTAAGCTTTGTGACCGGGTTGTAAGGCACAAAGGGGCTCACGATGATCCGGAAGGGGATTGGGAAATAGGACGGCAGCACAGGAGCAGAATTGATATTCTGGCTGTAGGCCTCAAGCGGAGAGCTAGCTGGATCAATGTTCTGTCCAGGAGCCACGCCAAGACCACCCTGGCTGGAGTTGTCCCACGGTGCACGACCAACGGGGTTACCTCTCCAAGAAGCGAAGAAGGTTCCACCGCCAGCGGCGAGAGCGAACGCACGCAACACAGGATCCTTAACCCACATGATCCATGTCAAGGGGTGCATCAGGAGTGTGTCGGGCATCCAGCCTTGTGCGATAATCTGTCCGAATGCGTCAAAAATGTCGTCCATGATGACGGAGCCATTGGCTGATCCGTCAAGGGCGCGACCGTGTGTGACGCCGAACAGCGAATCGGCGGGAGTTACGTTATCGAAGCAAACTACACCCATGCTATTGATGTAGTTAAATATCTTTTGCTCTTTATGACGAGCTAGAGCGCGACCTGCAGCACGTAAGTGCATTCCGATGACGTCGTACTGTGAATACTTAATCATCTCGTCGGTTACTTTCACAGCAACACCGGACTTGCCGATGGTAGCTGTTACGGTAGCTCCACCCATCTGGAGCTGACGCTCTGGATATTCCTGACCTTCAGCGATATCTGCAGCGACGAGGGCACCTACAGCCGGAAACGTAATTGTTTGGCCGGCGTGATACTCGATCCTCTGAAGAAGGGATGTACCCACCAACAGGGGCTCGGCAGCCTCTTTCACTATATTAGATACCACCTTAGGGAGGAACATCGCGGCGTTAGGAACGCTGATGGCGTCTTTCATTTCCACCCGATCTTTGCCATCCAGCATTTGTCCGTTATTCCGCCAGACGAATTCGTAGGTGGTGTAGTCGTTGAATTCCATTTAAATGGATCCTCCTCAGTCTATCGGTTGATCAGGTTGATACGTACGACGCCCGTAGCAGCGCTTCCACCAGCGTAGCTAATATTATCCGGCAGACCGCTTGTTGCGGTACCGGGCATCTTATCCAGGTCGCCCAGTCCATCATACGCTGTGCGTACACGATCCAGGTAATCCTTCGGGAAGCCTGTGTCGATCTTCCACACCTGTCCGATAATCGTGTCAAAAGTCTCTGTGCCTGCCCATTCGACCATGTCCGAACTAGCGTCAAAGGTCAAGAAGGTTCCAGGTGTTAGAGACGAACCGGAATCATACACACAGGAGAGTTGGGGGAACTTGATCAAGCTCTTGTCGGCAACTCTGGGCAGCTCAATATAGTAGTCGCAAAGGACTGCTACCTGATGCTGACGGTTGTAGTTGTGGTGTGTGTATCCATAAGGATTTCCACCGAGTTCACCACCAGCCCATCTGAAATAGTTGTAAGGAGCTATTCCAATTGGGTCACTGACTGTGATAACCGCAAAGCAGTCACTGTCAGCATCATCCAGATCGGCAGTTACCAAGTCGATAATTCGCTTGTATCCACCATCTGTAACTGTGGTGAAGAAATTCTCCACGACGTAGTCACCAGATACGACGTCATTGCCTGTTGCTGTTTTCACTGCAACACCGCTTCCAACCGGATCCACGTCTGCGGAATCGTAGACAGCAGCACCAGCTGTGTAGCCAGCGAGTGCGTCAACAGCAGCGCGTCCAGCAGCTCTGTTAACACTCAGAATTCCACCAGCACCGTTCCACGCGGTCTGGTAAGCGGCAGCTTGCAAGGCTAGGCCTGCGGGGACCACATCACCATTGCTGTCGAGGGCAACTACCTTGCCAGCAGAGATTACGTAGTAATCCTCGGAGTATTTGTCGAACCGTACCAGCTTGAGGTAATCGGCTGGCTTAAGTTCCTCCGCGGGACGGATACCTTCAGAAATCTCGATGTTAGGAGTGAGGTTGCCCACGTGATCCCACGGTTTGTGGGTAGCGTTATAAGCCATTAGTTGTTATCCTCCTCGTGATTGTCTTCGAACTCGAGGTGTTCGCCGAATTTTTCCTTCATGGCATCGAGCCATTTCCGGGCCGCCTTCGCTCCGGAGCGTCCATGGATCCTGTTGTAGGTAGCCATGACTGCCTCCTTAGAAGGTGTTTGCCCCTGAGATTTGGCGTCCCCGCCGTCCAGCTGGACGGTTGGATCTGTCACAGTCCCTTCGGGTTCACTTGCCATACCGTCGTTAAGTCTTTCCGCTGCCTTGTCAACGTCGAAGGCATCTTCCAGCTTACTAACGGAATCTCTCATCTCCACGAGGCTATGAGTCATGAACTCATCCCGAGCAGCATCCACATCCTCAATGGATTCGCCACCTAGGATGCGTAGCTCTATAGCACGGTCGGCGAGACGATTAGTCAACTCAGTTGTAAGTTGAACATTTTCTTCGCTGAGGATTCTATAATCATCCTCAAGCACCATCAGTTGATCCTTCTGGACATCAATCTGTGCATCTTTTGCCTCGGCCTGAGCTAAGGATTCGACACACTGCGGACAGCTTGTATGAATGGCAACTGAACCGTCCTTAATAGTAACGGTAAATATACCATCTTCAAAGCAATCCAAGAACAGAAGGTTAAGCTCCTGTAGTTCGAGGTCTTTGCCACCTTTACAGGACGGCAGACTACCCCAGTGTCTACAGACACACTTTTTGATACCAGCAGGATTTGGAGCATGCCTTGCATATGACAATGCAGCTTTAGCACGCTTCATTGTGTTGACCGGGTAGCTGCCTTTAGGGGCTCCACCCGCAGGACCACAGAAAGGACCTGTCTTGTATTTTCCTACATTTGACCCGCCGGGTTTGTCTTGGGGACGCTTTTTGGCGGCATCTTCATCTTCAAGCAGGTCTTCGGTGTCATCTGTTGCTTCAAGCAACTCATCATCGCCAGGAAGCAGTTCTGCATAGAAATCAATAAGCTCATTGATTCTGCTCATAGGGAAATCAGAGTCTTCTGTTTTCTCATCTTCATCCATGCATTCCTTTTTGTCTTCCCCATCCTCTTCGGAGCACTTCATAGACTTCTTTCTCCGATCGAGGGCTTCGACGATGGCATCTTTTATCCCAGGAGCTTCATACCCTTCGAGCACTTTGAGAGCAGCTTCAATGTGCTCGCAATCATGCATCGGAAAGGCCTTGGTCTTGGGATGCGCGAAATCGGAAGTCCTGAGTAGGTTCAAAGTCTCCTCGTTGAGGTGTTGTTCCTCATCGAGATGCTCTTTCATCTTCTCATAAGACTTCCCTAGATCGAGGATGTCTCTGAGGTCGAGCAGTTCTTGATCAGCGTCTTGGCTATCGCCATCTCCGTCCTGCCCATCAGCGTCCTGAGTTTCATCATCGTCTTGGTCAGCATCCTGCACGTCACCGCTATCGTCACCATCAGCATCCTTTGTATCACCCTCAGGATCCTCAACGGGGTCTTCGGTGCCGTCAGCGTCTGCGGCTTGTGCAGCAGCTTCAGCATCAGCCTTGACTTGAAGTTCAACTTCATTGTCTTCCAATTCGACTTCGATCTCAGTAGCCTTATCTCTCAACTTCTGGCTCAATGCAACTTTAGCATCGAAATGCTCTGCTTCTTTGTCATTGCAGCAATCTATGCTCAGAAGTGAGTGAGCCAGTTTCAGAGTCTCCTCGTCTTTTACCAGCTCTTCAGGCAGGTCCTCGGAGGTATTCTCAAGCGCAGCTTTAACCAGATCCAGAACTTCTTGCTCTCTGGTATTTTCACTCATCGAATCAATAACCTCCTCTAAGGGTCCTTCAGCATCTTTGAGACTGATTTCTGCCTCACTTGCCATGTCAAAAATACACGCAGGACCTTTACAGAAAAGTCTTACGTCTACATTGCGAGGCTCGAAGTCAGAATCAGTCGCCATATGGAGAGGTGTTCCTTCCACGATTGCAACGTTTTTAGCCTCCCTATCGGCAGGCTTGTTGACGTATGAAACCTCACTGTAGAGATGTTTTCCCGGAATCAGCACGCACTCGTCTCCGTCGTACATGTTACCGGGCTCATGTTCGCACCATCCATCTGCAACCCAGTTCTGCATACAGATACCACAGTAAGCAGCATCTGAGCTATGTGCGGTAGATACCGTTAAGTAACGGTTGTCAAGTACTTTCTGAATAGCATCAGGATCAGTTATCTCGGCTATCAGCTCGATATAACCAAGACCCTGATAAGATTCTTGGTTTTGCCATGTTTTTAGAAAGTACTGAACAGCTTTCTGCAGATCCTTATCTTTCAAAGTACCAGCGTTAAGCTTATGCATCCACACATCGTTCTGGGGATACAGATGAGTTAGGTCCACGTATCTTGCGCTCTTTACACGTCCGATGGGGTCTTTAAAGTCATCGTGGTGCGTTAACACGGGCTTTGGGTATGGAACCAGAAAGGAGGGCGCACCATCGCGCATCCGCTCTGGCAAGTAAAACCCTTTGTTACCAGTTCTTAGACCAGAGTGTGTAGCAGCAATCTTCACAAGGAGCGAAGCTCCCGGAGTGTCTACATCTGCATCCTTGAACCGGTCAACGTGTCTCGTCGCCACGATTGCTCCCCGAACGTAATCCGTGAAGAGAGCATAGCGGTCCTTGCTCATCGAGTTGTCCTCGCAATTGTTAATAGTCACTTGTATAGTAAAGGTGACTAACGAAATAATGTTACGTGATTACGTTTTTTACTTTACCAGTGTGCCTGGACCAGGATCCGTAGCGTGCATTTTGCACAGTTCCTGTGCAAGACCGTTAATCTCTTTGGCTGATAAGTTAGGGTATTTCTTACGTAAATCAGCCTTAGCAGCATCTAAACACTTGTTGTTCATTTTCTTTCCGGCACTTGTATCTTTTTTTGTGCCTGGACCGAATTTTGCACGACAAATTGCTATTGCGCTGCTTTTAACACGTTCACCACTCCACGTAGGATGACGTTTTCTAAGGTCTGGCTTAACAGCTAGAACACATCGTTCTTCTTTAGCTGTAAGGTCTTCTTCTTCTAAGTCCATGAAGTCTAACAGTTCACTATCTTTAGGTTCAGGGTACAAAGAGATTTGACACTCACAGTTATCATGCCACGGTGGAATATCTGTCACTGTTAAGTGTTCGAGATTAAAACGTTGGCCATGAAACTTATCGCACTCTACGCATTCTACATCCTCTTCCTTTGGCGTACGGAAGTAATAAGCGTAGTCATAACCTCTTAACAACAAACCAATAGCCTGTCCGTACACACGTGCCTGCCGTTTAACAGTACGATCAAGGAAATTGGCTCTGAAAGCAAAGCTGTCAAGTGCTGCTCTGATAAAGGTTTTATCTTTGCCTTGTAGTGCAAGGCTTTCTATGGTATCAAGAACCTTGTCAGTAAGCCAGCTTACACGCCGTGAAGCGTATTCTTGCAGCTCTTTAATACGTACTCGAGCAATGGGGTGGGTGGCATGCCTACTGGCTTCCACGTCACGCAGGCCGCGATAAAAGTAACCCCTGGTATGCTCGAGATATTTCTGTGTAATGATTTCATCAACGAAACGGCCCATTTGTTTACGCCATCCATGATCATGTAGGTTGATTGTATCTAACAGATCACGGAACAGCAATAGAAAGACGGCTTCTTTGAAGGCATCGAAAAGCTGCATGAATTTGCTAGGCTCTTCACTCGACTTTCTCTTTGTGGGCCCGGGATTAGTACCATGTTGGTTTGTAGGCTGAGTACGATTACCAGCCGACTTACCACCACGAGACTTACCTTTGGTAGGTGCTTTAGTAGTTTCACCTACCTTCTTTGAAGTAACAGCGGGATTGCTAGGTGAACTTGGGTTGCTCTTGGTCTTCATAGCCGCTATCGAAGCTGAGGTATACGGCTCGTCAATGGCCTGTATAATGAGGCGGGGTTTTTCTACCCGCTCCCAGAACATTTCTGCTTCTTCATCGTTTTCGATAGGCTCCTCTCCGACCTCCTTTCTGGCTTTAGTTAATCCAATGATATGACCCTGATATAAATTCACTGCATTAGCATCCCGCTTAATCTTGGCTTCAAGATCTATCTCATTGAACTGGAGATGTACTACGTGTTCATCATCCAGAACATCTACACCGAAAGTGCTTTCTAAGAGCAATTCGCCAATGATAAAGAAATCAACGAATAACTCTAGAACCTGCTGGAAGTCTTTGACACAGTCAATTAGAGCCTGTGACAGAGCGTCAGCAGTATTACGATTAGCACTTGAACCCTCACCGTAGTCAATAGCACTCATGGACAAACCAGCCCAGACACGTTTCTTGAAGTGTTCTAGGAATGGATCTGCCTTAAGAGCCTTACCCTGTGCACCCAACGCCTTGACTTCGTGACGTTCTGGTGTTACAAGGCAGCCTTCTGCCGGCATGTCTTCTACCTGAGCTCTGACAATATCAACCTCAGTTGCACCATTGTCTAGTACTCTGGCAGGAGCATTTTCGGTACCTACTATATAATGGTAGAGGGGAAAGAGGTGTTGGTAGACGAGAAGCTCTACGTCTTCTTCCATTCTACGTAGAACTCTAACATCGTCTAGAACAGGAACTGAATCAGGAGTACCAACCGCAAAGCCGCCCTTCCTGTCATGATAGATGTGAATAACATCTTCCGGATCCCACTCTGGCCAACGGCCAGTCTTGGGAGAGACAAGAGGACGTAACACTTTTTGCTGGTATTTGATTACGTGGCCGCTAGGATCACGCTTGAAGTACATAGTCT